TTTAGTTGACTGGTACTTGCAACTAGTCTAACTAATAGAGGACTACCGTCAAATTCATACAATCGCATGATTATCTCTTAGGACGACCTGCACCGCCTAGAGGTTCTTCTTCTGGAGTTTCAAGGTCAACATTCATTTCTTCTTCACCGCCACCTGGAAGTGGTTCTTCAACACCAATGTCAGCACCCATCTCACCACCTGCCATGTCACCGCCCATATCACCACCTGCATCAAACGCTTCGGCGCCACCTTGACCAGTGATTCCATTCAATGCAGTTTTCAATGTTGCTTGACTTTGAGTCAATGCGGCTTGTAATGAAGTCAATGCTTCAGACACTTGTTGGTTGAATGTTTCACTTTCGTTAACACCAATCTCAGATTGAACTGAATCAGTTAATGCTGGTAATTCTTTTACTAGCATATCACTAACTTCTTCAACCATTTTCTGTACTTGATCTACTAAGTCTTGTGCTGCCAAAACAACTTGTGACTTTTCAACTTCTTCATTCTCTACAACAATACGTGGTTTACGTAGACTGATTTCAGCAAAATGCTTACTCAGTGCTTGTTCCATAAACACAAGTTTTAAGTATGAAGAATTCTGTTGGCTTTCATAGAAACCGTTAGATTTCTTTGTTTCGCTCATTAGACCGCGCACTTTATAAAGCATATCTCTTGCTTGTGCATAGGACATTTTACGAACATTAAACGGTACGTCATAATGCTCTTTTAACGCTCTAGTTGCGTTCTCTATTGGGTTTTTGTCAAAATCAGTTAATTTCATAGTTGTATTCCAAGACTAATATAAAGTATTTATCTTTTTTCATTTATTGTTAGGTTTTTGAGCTAAATCTTTTTTGTTGCCAAACGTAAGAATCCTGTATATATTTACTCAATTCCTCACTCATTGCTTTTTGCTGTAACTTATCCTGATTAAGTTTTGCCAAATATATCAGTTTATCTTCTGTTTTTTTAGCTTTTTTAAACAGTCGGGAATGGATAGTAATATGTACTTCTACACTACTTAGATGCATATCCAAATCAATAACCCTATTTGCTAATTGGTATTTACCTATCTTATCTAGTACACACCAACATACAGCATTTTTCATATTACAAAAAGAGTTAACGTCATCACCGTTATTTAAAGATACAACTACATCATTTGTATCTTTCTTTTTAATATGATATTTATTAAACAGACTGTACGTACCGTTAGTGTCTTGGAAAATTACAACATCTTGTAACTTGGAAAACTCTGACGTTTTTATCATGTTGTCTAGTTTTCTATCAATTTTATTAACATCAACTCTCATTGTTTATTACCTTAAAATAAATATTTCGTAACTCATCAGATGTATCTAAAAATGCAGGGAGTTTATGCCAAGCAGTGTCAGTTTTAATCATGGGAACATTATGGCAATCTGAGTACAGTGATCCTAACTCTGTTATACCATCGTGAAATACACTAGGGTGGTGTATCTCAAAATCAAATGACCAGCAACTATATTCTTCATCATCTTGTTGTTCAAACAAGAATCCAAAATTATCAAACTCGTCAAACTTTATTTTTTTTTGTGTGGGATAGTTCAATATCTCCGGTTGACTTCGTAATGATACAGCCTGTAATACTGTATCAAAATTACATTGTGTATTACGTTTGTGTAACCAAACATTCTCATCCTCGTCTAAACTAGGCCTATTTCTATTAACAGTGCCCGTTTGAGTGATATCAAAAAGGGTGTAGCAACTTATTGTGAAACTCATACATGTATTTAGAGGCAAAAAAAATCCGAGAATAAATCTCGGATTTCTTTGAAGTTAAACTTCTGATTAGCTTGCGCTTGTAGCTGTAGAAGCTAGGCGGAAACCAACGTTAGTTACAACAGCACCACTTAGGTCATAACCATTAACTGTACCTAAAGCACGAATTTGTGTTTGTAGTGCAGCCGCTGTGTATGCGCCAACTGGATAAACAGCAACAGACATGTTTGTTGTGTTTGCTGTAGCTTGAACTGCATAGATTGCAACTGTAGCTAATTGTTCGATAGAAACCATAACTTGTGCAACCATCTCGTCAACACCTAATTGTGCTGTAGGAGCGGCACCTAAGTCAAAACCGAAGAAGTCTAGTGCTGGACCATATAAGTTAGTAGTCGTGCCGTCAGCGGATGCTGTTGGTGCTACTGGACCATTTTGTACGTCAATTGCGAATACTGGTTGTGCATCGCCGTGTGTTCTTGTAAAACCTGCCATAATGAATTTCCTTTAAAAAGTTTGAATCGTATAGATTCATACTATTATTTATGCCTGGCAACAAAAAAAGTCGGTTTTGGCTACTGTCTTCCAGCCAAATTCTGGCGACTAAAGCCCATTCTATCTACAAATTTAAGACCGTGACTCACAAAACCCTCTTGAGTTTGAGTACCGTCTTGTAAATAACCTTTGACAGGGGCTGTCATTGCGGCTTTATTAAGTTGATTTACTATATCCATTTTTAGATTATAGATAGCAACCCATATACTAAATGCTCCTACTAGTCCTGCTTTATTGGCAGTTAAGTGCTGATTAATCTTCTCACGCATCTTATCAGTCATTGGTCTAGAGTTAACATATTCCATGAAGCCATTTAACAACTCATTCAAGTCCCCTGCTACAATACGTTTATTAATGTATGTAGTGAATAGTTGATTAAACGTATTTCTAGCTTGTGGTGCAGTTGTCATTAACTGTTCTACTGCCTCACCATATTTTTGTATAGTGGCTTGTGCTTTTTTAAGTAAAGTAGAACTGATTTTTAGTTTGGGAGTGATTGGCATCTTAGCAGGTAATATAGCTACATCACTGTTATTCTTAAGCTTACCGATAGTACCATCTAATGGTGTTGCTTGGTCTGTTGTTAATGCATCGGGTGCAATATATTGATGGACTACGATACCAGAGTTTTTCCCATCAAAGAACTTTCCTAATTCACTATTTGCATCTACTGTATATGTAATGCCATTAGGGTTTGCTTTGAATGTGTACAGCCCGTTCTTTTCTACTAATGGTTTACTGAATAATAAATCACCCCAATAATAGCCCTTACTTCTATCAGATTTCTCTAAGCCAGGCCATATCTGTGCAATAAGCTGATGTAAGTCTGAACGATTTACACCACGTGCTTGGTCATATTGGGCAAACTGTTCTGGGCTGAATACTTGACGGCCACTGCCATCTTTCTTATTGAACATATGCTTGTCTAATATAGTGAACTTACCATTACTATTACGACCGAATATTAATGCAGGATACCCGTCCCATTTGATTGTAACTTTATCCGGATTTGCTACTGTATCAGCCATAGCTTGAACAGCTTGATTAGCACCCTGTGTACCACGTAAGAATATTAAATCCTCAGGATGGTCTAGGTGTCCCTTATCTTCTGTTACAACATTGGTGATATTATCTACCTTATTTCTAAGATATGCTAATGTTTCTGTTAGATTCATTTTTGTTGAGCCTGTTGTATACGTTGTTGAAACTTAGCTTCTTCATCCGCAGTAGGTAATCCTGCTTTAGCACCTTTAATCTTTGACATTTTTACCGTGTTGTTTGGTGTTACTTGTTTATTGTTAGTAGGTGGTGTTTTAGTTAACTCTTTTTGCAAGCTTGTTAATATTTTTTGTTTATTAGCAGGTGTCAAACCTTTTAGTAAACTTTGAATCTGCTGATATGCTGATTTAGCTTTTTGAGCATCTTGCGGAGATCCGGCGCCTTGACCAAATACATTATATATGTTGGTTGTTCCTCCCCCGCCACCTCCGGTACCGGCTGCACCTTGACCACCAGTTTTATTTGTTTTTTCTGTTTTCTCAGGTTGATCTTGTGATATATCTTTCTCACCGGGTGCGTGAGTAGCTGACCAAGCCAAGTCTGCTAATTTAGGTATCGTAGTTTTACCTTTATCTTTAGTATAATTTTGTTCCAACTCTTTAGATAACGCCGTTACGTTTTGCATTATAGTAGGATCACTAGTGATATCCTCACCCTTCATAAACTTCTTAAAGAAATCAACTACCCATTGACTAATAGATTTCTTCGCTACACCGGATGTTTGAGTATCGCCCTGTTCGGCTTCAGCTAAAATACTTTCAAAGATATAGTTTAGTTTATCAAAACGACTACCTTCAGCAACCTTACCTAAGTTTTGAGCCATCTGCCCAAATGCGTTTTTTCCTGCATTTCTAGGCTTTACATTACGCTTGGGCATCGTAATAGTATTGTCCTTAGGTTTTTTAACAGATTTTGTAGTATTTGATTGCTTTCTTTGTCTTACATTAGTCGCAGATTTATTGAATTGATCTGCAGGTAATTTACTTACTGGTAGCATTTCACCTTGTGCGTTTTGAGTAGCAACACCTTGCTGTTG